AGGCGCATTGTTGGAAACTCTGAGCGAGCGCGAATAATCCTGGCGTTTACGTCCTCATAGCCCTCTAAAAAATTAGTCATTTGATTAGTTCCGCATCGCGTAGCGCTTTGGCAATATTGCGGCCTCTTACAAAGCCCTCACCGTGGCCGTGTTTAAAACCAATTGAGTAGCCAATAACCATAAACAAAAAGCCCAAACCGCACGCGGCCAGGCTTATTAAAATATCTAAACTGTTCATATATCTGCCCTTTGTTAAGGCCGATCAAGCTACTAACCGAGTAGCCCTCTCAGCGTGTAACAAAAGTATGGGGCCAAGCACCGACAAAAGGCAATACGACACGCCTAGCGGGCTAATCTATCCTCTAAAAGCATTTCGTAAATCTTATCAACGCGGGCCTCTATACGGTCAACGCGGCCCCTAAGGTTGTGCCCGCCGTTACCGTCAGGCCGTAGCTCTGATAGGTAGTACTTAACAAGGTGGCGTATAAGCCCAGCTCCTAGCCCCAAAATAGTACAGCTGCCTAAAGCTATACCAACTAAAAGCTGGGCCTGTTCCATTACTTAGCGCCTACGCCTAATTGCTTTTCGGACGGTTGTACAGCTTTTAGTAGAGGCCCAATAAGTCCAGCCAAAAAGGCATTAGCTAGTACTTTAGGGTCTGTTATGCCCGATAGATACAGGGCGCCTACACACGACAAAGCCGCACGTAAGTAAGACAGCGCAGCTGCCTTTAGTTGCTCTTTCATTGTCTTGCTCCTTTAATGCCCCTTAGTTAATCTGTTTTAATACAAACACCGTATTGGTGCTTGAAGGTACGATCCCGTAAAGGCCCTCATTATCGCCTACGGGTAATTCCATTTTATCGCCCGTATCTAGCTTGTAACCGTTTGCCGTGGTTACGTTGCTAGCGCCAATATATAAGGCACCGCCTGTATTGTGTATCCAAACTGTTTGATCAAAACCTGTCGCAGCTACCAATAACGTAGCTGTTGTTCCTACTGTAACCTGTGAGCTTGTTGGCATTTTATAATCCTAACTTTTTAATTAACGCTGTTACTTTGTCAGCCGATAAACTTACCTCAAAGTGCATCTCATCAGCTCTAGTTTTGTAATCGCCACCCCAGGTTAAACCATATTTTTTAGCCAGGGCGCGGATCATAGGTACTTTTCCAGCCTCAAACGTGCCTACTTTTCCTAAAGGGTGCTGAGTAGCGTTAAGGTCTATAGCTGTACCTGAGCTGTGATTACTTAGTTTTGTTGCCTCACCTCGCACCATACGGTAACAATAGCCCCAATCATCTAAAGCCCCTGCATTTATCGGCTCAATAAGTGTATGAAACTCAGCGGCAAAACCAACAAGTAAAGGTGCAACCTTTTCAGCGCACCGCAGCTTAATTGTTGTGCCAGGTACAGGGTAAGACTTTATGCCTATTGCTGCCTGATCTTTTGAAGCTGGCCAGCCGTTATAACTAGTTTCCATTAGTAACGCTCGGTGTGGATTGTTCCGCTTCTCGGCGGTCGTATTCTGCTTTTGTCATTGACTCGGCTTTGTCGTTTTCTTGGTCAATTACCAAAATCATCTCAATACCATCTAAGTTTATGTATTTTTCTAATTTCATTTTATAACTCCGCACTAAATCCGAGGTATGCAGCATTTGTTGAATTTGCTCCTATTGAGTTTGCTTGTCCTGCTGTCAAGCCTGAAGCAACCGTAAATTTTACTAGAGGTGTTTCGTAATGAGATGTATCTAAAACAGGTACAGATGAACACGCAATGGAACCGCTTGTGTATAAAACTCGATAATCTGATGCCGTTCCAGTTGTTTCAAATGTTGCAGGATTTACTCTCATAGTTTGAGGTAGTTTTACATAAGCCAAAGCAGTTGTTGAATTATAAACCATACCAGTACCAGCCCAAGCGGTAGATGTTCCATTTGTGACCCAACGATAGTAATACCTTTGACAAGCGGCTAATTCTCCTTGGATTGTTCCCGTTGCAGTTTGGAAAGCGGTAGCGACTGAACCTGCTTCTAACTGCCAGCCCCAAGTATCTAGTGTAAAAGTGCTATTTAATGGAGTATAAAACTCCATATCTACATAGGAACTTGTCCCAATAGTTTTGCCCGAAACTGATGGCATAGTAAAAGTGTAAGTAAAACGTTGCCAAGACGTAGTGACTGCAACACTTGAACCAATTACGGTGGCTACCTCACTTGAACCACCGCTTCCAAATCTTTGGACAGCATAAACGTATGGCAAAGTAATATTAGAAGCGGCTTTAGCCCAAAAACTAAACGTAACTGTTTGTCCTGCTAAAGTTCTTACATCTTCTATGTTTTGTGAAACAGTTGAATAGGCTTCGCCAGTTCCAGCAACAGTCACGGCATATCTTAAAAAGTAACTTCCTTCATATCCTGCGACTGGTGCAGTTCCTGGTGTAAAGGTCTGACGGCTAACTGTTCTAGTCGAACCTGAACCATTGAAAACATTATAAAATCTATCTGCACTAAATGAACCGCTTGTCGGTGTAAATGAAGTACCGCGCTGCCATATACCAAAATCACCATTAAGTAATTTATTTTTACCTGCTGCATAATTGCCTTGGTATCTGAGTCCGCTGGTAGCGGAACTATCTGCTACGAGTGTCTCGCCGTTATTGCCAACCGCCAGGCGTGCAAAAGCATTGTCAGCTGTGCCAGCAATTAAATCACCTTTTGCATCTATAGTAGTTGCCATTGAGTTAGTGATCGTTACGTCACCTGAGCTGCCACCGCCACTAATACCCGTGCCAGCTGTAACAGCTGTAATATCACCGACAGGTGCGCCAACCCAAGCTGCGCCGTCATAATACTCTAGGGCGTTTGTATCTTTAAGGTATGAATATTGCCCCTCTTGTGGTGAGGTAATGGCAGCCGTGCGAGCTGAGGCATTAGCAAATACGTTAATGCCCTGCATTAGATAGCCGTTTGTATCGGCAGCTGTTAAAACTTCACCTGAGGTAAAGGTTTTAAAACCTAATCCTGCGGCCATAGTATTGCTCCTTTAGTAACTTAATACGCCGCTGTCAAGCAGCCCGTATATGGATGAGTTTAATATAAGCCCGTCAATAATAGGCTCTAAGGTGGTAAGTGTCGTTTTCCAGCTGCCTGGCGTAATCGTATGAGCTATGCCAAACACCTGCAAAGTTTTAGTAAGGGTAGATGATCCAGGTTGATTTGTTGTAATTCTTACTGGGTCAAAAAAATCTAAATCAAGGGCCGCGGTAATACCCGCATCATAGTCTGCCGTATATAAATCAAGCTGTATAGCATCACAACGACTAGAGGTTTCAGCACGGCTAGCTACGTAACAATTGGCATAATCCTTAGCCTCGGCATCGGTTGACATTAAAAGGTTTGTTTGGTTATAGCTGTGTAAAAAGTATTTATCTATACTGGCTTGATTACTAGATACCTGGGCCGTGCCGCCCGTGCGTGTAATGCTGGCCTTGTTATAAACCAAAGTGTCATCAAACCGCCATACGGCGTTAAAATAAGTAATGGCTGATCCGTCATCGTTGAAAACTACAGGCGCAGCCCCTACGCTTTGACTAGTCACAGCTCGGTCTTGAAAAACAAAATCTCCATTTTTGCCACAATACAAAGCACCGTACTCGCTAGTCTCCACGGTTTGCATAGCCGCCAAACCAGTACGAGCTGTGCCAGGATCGGCTAAAAGTGTAGTTAATCCTGTGTCAATATCTCGTTGAGTGATTGGCCAGCCAATGGCATCTAAAATATTATTCATACGAGCGCCTGATAATTGGCCTGCGCTACTACCTGCCACCGTAGTTATATGAGCGTTTTGAGCTAGTCTAAAACCGTCCACAGCTGTAATAGTTGTGTAAACAACATCGGTAGCATTTTTAGGCGTTGTGGTTGTGTAGCTTGTAATAAAACCTGCAAAAATATCATAGTCAACACCATTATAATTAGCACCAACGGTTACCTTACGCATAGGTGATAACAAACCGTAATAAGGACTATTTACATTTTGAGGATTAAAATAACCGTTTTGGTCAATAAGGCGCATAGACAAGGTGCCTGTTTGGAATTGGTCAGCCTGGGCATTACGGCCCCTATTAGTCGTAATGCTATCTAGTAAATTGGAAACATCTACAATAAGGGTAGGACCTGACAAAGTATTTATATTAAGTCGGCCCGTATTGAGGTATAAATCGCCAGCAAAAACGGCGCCTGTACTAAAGTTAATATAAGCATTTACCGCAGGTATTGTCATAGTGCTCCAGCTGTCGTTAAGCTGTCACCACGGCGGTTTAGGGTTTGTACGGCATCCTGTACCAAAACTACAAGCTCATCAGGGTTGGCAATTGTATTAGCATAAATATTGACAGTAGCCGCTTGCGCGCTTGTAGGCCCGTAACCGCGGCCTGTATTCATATTTGGACTGTAGCCGCCAAAATCGCCTAGTTTCTTTTGAAACTCAATTAAGGATAAATAATCTGCATAGTTTTGCTGTTCTTGCAACAAGGCAAAAGCGTTAGCACGCTCGGTAGCTGCCTGGGCATATTCGATAACAGCATCGGCAGATGCCGCTGGATCATAAGGCACAGGTTTAATAAAATCACCTATAGGTATGCCTGAGCCTAGTGAAGCGCTTGTAGCTGGCTTACCCAAAGATTGTGCGTTAGCTAGACCTAGCAACCTAAGCATCTCGGCTATTTTGTCTAAAGCCATATTAAGGTTATTTTGGTCAATTAACTCTTTAGGTTTAAAAGCATCAAGAATATTTTTAATATCAGTTAATTTTAGGCTTTGATTTTGTAGTGTGCCCAAAATTTGCAAATCTTTGTTTAATTTTTCTGCCAGGCGCGTAGCCGCAGCTACATCCTTGTTAGCTATTGCATCCTCTAGGGCCAACATATCTTGCTTAATTGTCAGGCGTACAAGGTCATTAGCTAGCTGCAAACGTTGTTGATCGCTAGCCGATACACCCAGCTTGTTAATCTCATCTTGCTTAGCCAGTAATGCAGCTTGTATTTGAATAGCATCAAGGTTAAATACGTCCTGGCCTTTACCCAAAGCCAGGGCAGCCTTATCAAGGGCCGCCTGGTCTTTCTTTGCCTTAGCTGTTGCAGCTGCGCTTTTAGCCTGGGCGTTAGCCAATTTAGCAAGCTCTTTATTACGCTTAATTGCATCTAGTTCAGCCTTTTTAGTAGCGGCCAAAGCTGCGCGGCCTGTGTCTTGATTGGCCAAACTCATAGGCTGGCTAAATGGCTGTGGGCCTTTAATTTCTTTTAATAACTCAGCTGCACGCTGTGGGCTAAAACGGCCTAAGACGTTGCCTACGGCACCAAAAACGCCCTTAACTATGCCTGCCCCTGGGATAGTTGCAATTTGCTCTTTAAGGTAAACGATACTGTCAATAAAATTAGCTAGTGACTTTGCGGCGTTTTCTATATCTTTGCCTAAATTGTCTATGCCGTCACTACCGCCTACTGAGTCAATAGCTCCTAAAAGGCTAGTGCCAATAATCTCTTTAGCGTTGTTTGTTGCAACAGCCAAAAGGCTCATTTGTCCAATATAAGTATCAAGGGCAGCTTTACCTGAGCCAGCAAAACGATCAGTAATTATTTGCTGTATCTGGTCAAACGACATAGCCGCCAGCTCAGCCTGTGTATATCCTAGATTTAATTGCTTTAATGCTTTTTTGTTGCCAACATAAGCCTGTGCCAATAAGTCAACACTAGAGGCGTAATCAAGGGTTGACCCGCTAGAGACGTCAAAGGCTAGGGCTAAAAGCTTTTCAGTTTTAGCTACTGATCCAGTAACACCTGCAAGCTGTGCAAAGGCTGGGCGTAGCTGGTCATCAAGTACGCCTGTTTGGCTTTGCATTTTAGATATAAAGCCCTCAGCATCAACAGCTGCATAGGCTAAACCAACGTTTTTTAAAGTGGTAGCCAATAACCTTTGCGCTTTGATATCCTCGCTGGCTGCCTTAACTGAGGCTTTACCATAAGCCAAAACGGCAGCTGCGCTTAGGGTTACCCCTAGCGTGCGGCCTAAGTTTTTTACGCTGCCTGTAAGTTTTTTAGTGGCTTTGTCAGCATCAGCAAAAGACTTTTTACCTAAAAACTGGCTGGCAATATTTATTACTAGATCGGTGGCCATTACGCT